ATTCTTTAAGTCTTTATAGGGCATGTTAATGTCCAGACTTAATTTCTTAAAGCCACTATAAAGTCGTTTAATTTGTTCTTTTCTTGATTTAGAAATAGTAGGGTCAGCCATAGCATAGTCTATGACTTCTTTAGCCGTTGCTTCCCCAGACTTCATCTTTTGAGCAAGTTCTATCTCTGTTAAGAGTTCTTCCGCCATTTACTAGTATCCAAATACTTCGTCTTGTGCTTGATAGACGTTATTTTTAATTGCGCCTAGCTGTTGATGTATGGAAGCATACCCACTCATCCGTGTCATTACCATATAGCGAAGTGCGTCGTAAGCGTGGTCTTCTGCTTTTGTATCTACGTCTTCGCTGTTTGACTTTGAGAGAGGTATGCCTGCTAATTGTTTAACTGTGTTCTGGCACGAAGAGAATACTCTCAATCGTGGTTCTTTTGAATAAGGGTCATCCGCAAGTCTTCTGTGGATTTCCATCTTACCTTGTAATCTGTTTCTATCTGAGGGTGTCCACCGTACTCCAGAACGCATCATAGTTTCTGCTATGGATGGACCGAAGCCTGTTTTGTTCCAGCACGAGGCATCAAGCACGGTATAGTGAGGTAAGGGGTCTAGTTCTTCTACTTCTAGTATTTTATCAGCTAACTGTTCTGCTGTCAAGTGTTTTACATAAAGTTCTCTATAAATCCAGATATTATTATCCCAGTCGATAGCACCCCAAAGAACACAAGAAGGACTCGCATACCCGTAGTCAGCCGCCCGGATTCTGGGCCAGTTGGTAGGTAGCTCGAAAGATTCGACCACATGTCTGCTACGTGAAAACTCAGGAAAGGCTGCACCTTCTGCAACATCCCAATCTCCTTCCAATAGTCGCTTACGCTCCACTTCTGGCAGGGAACGTAGCATTGCTTCATATTGTCCGTCTGCTATAAGGTATGGATTGTCTGTTAGACGAGCGGGTACAAACTTTCTATAGAAGAGAGGTTGTCCAGCTTTCTCGTGACTGTCAGGCCATACAAACGGTCTTTGTGTATCTAAGTCAAATGCGGGAAACGGCTCGTTGGGTTCGATGTTTTCAATGTACATCTTTTTTACCCACCAACCACCTACGCCGCCGGGGTTAGCTGTGCAGCGCATATACAAATGCTGCTGTAGCTCTGGGTCAGTAGCACGAAGACGAGAACGCAAATAATCCCAAACGTAGGGTGTGGGGTATTGGGTAATCTCGTCGACACCTATCCAATTAAATGCCTGACCCTGAAAACGTGTTACATCTTTGTCGCGGTCAAGGTATGTAAACCATATAGTAGCTCCTGATGGAAAGTGCCACGTTGATTTACTTTCTCTAAACTTTGCACCGGGAAATGCTTTAGTGTATAGCTGGCGCGACTTATCAATAAGTTCTGTTAGCTCGTCTAATGTTCGCCTAAGAAGTAGGCCGCGATGATTAGGATTATGACAGAAACGAAGAGGGTCAGCAAGAAGTGCGAAACTTTTACCCCCACCAGCAGCGCCACCATAGAGGACATCTCTTTCTGAAGAGGAGAGAAACTCTTCTTGAGGACCGTCGTTAGGTTTGAATACAACTTCGTACTCTTCAACCAAATCAGAAACTGTAGAGGATACATTTTGTAAATCTCCTTCGTCTATGACAGTAGTATGTTTCCCTTGTAGAGCTTTCTCTACTTTAGATGTGCTTTCCTGAAGCTTACGTGCGTACCTACGCTTATCCTCTGCTGCTTTGGTAGCCTTAGTAGCTCTTTTCTTAGCATCGCGCACCTGCTTCTGTGTGGCCCGTCTAGCGCGTTCTGCACGGGACAGGTTATAGATAGCTTTGGGTGCGTTGGGGTCTTTTTTTGGTCTACCCCGCTTTTTCGGAGGATTGTCCTGCTGGTCGTCCACGATATATCTTTCCGCCCATAGCTTTTTTGTGCATGTGAGGGTTAATAGAAATAAAAGGTAGCCTCTCCTTAACGGACATACCATCTAATTGCTTAAATCTGGTGTATTCCTCTGTGGTAAGTACGCCTGCATTGTTATGCACTGTTACCATACGCCATATATCTCTGTCACTCCGCATCTATTATTACTTCTTTCTTAGGCGGAAGCAGTACTACTCCGTGTACCGCCTGTACATTGTGGTTAATTTGTTCTTGTTTTGCTACCCCTACGCGGTTTAATAGCGATTCTGCTGCTCTCAGGCGCAGGTCGTCACCCCTGTCGGGTACGGGGTTATCAATCGTGTTGATTAGACGGTTCGCAGCCTTGAGAGCATTCACAGAAAGTATGTTTTTAGTACGTTCGATGATTTCATCTGCTAGAGATTGCTTTAACCAGCCTACAGAACCCCTAGAGTAGCCTGCTGCTATCGCAGCCTCTGATATATTGCCACCGTTTTCAAACAGGTTGTCAAGAAAACATACCTGTTGTGTGGTCAACTCACGCTGTTTGTTCTGTTGGGGAAGTAAATTTAGCTGATTCATACTATTTCTCTGAAACATACAAAGAGCTACGCCACTTTCTAGCCTAATACATCCGCTTTTGTTAAATATATATACTAAATGTGGGGAGATTCGCTAGTGAAAAGTAACTCTTCATTGTTATAATACTGATACAGTTAACTTTTGTCAAGAAAAAAATAAAATGCAAGGGGGCATGTCGATTTGGGGTTGACAAAATGGCATTTTGCCTGTACTATGAGGGTGTAACCCGCCGGGAGATATACCCCACTCTACAAAGGGGTATGTTTCAGGTTACTAAAAGGGTATGTTTCTGGCTTGCTAACGGGGTATGTTTTCGGACTACCCCTTTTTTCATATCAATAATACAAATTCCATAAAAATATGTCGACATTGCATAGCAAATGCCACCGCCCCCCCGTGTCCCATGCGTGCGCCCACAAGGCAAATATATAATTCTACATCGCTGATAGCCGTAGGACTACCGAACAGCCCCCCAAAACATACCCCACAAGGGAAAGCCAAAAGGGTATCATCGCGCCTGCGCCCATGTGCGCGTTTTGTCATTTGTCAAATTACAAATATTGATAATCCCCCTACTGGGGACAGTTGAGATTACCATTACTAGCTAACCCGAACGGACAACCGCCCAGATAATCCCAACAATTCAAACCGCTAGGCATTATTTAGGATTACCATAGAAAAACCCCTGCCAAGACTAAGCAAGACAGGGGCTGGTATGTTTTCAAGTATGTTTCTTTATTCCTCGCTCTCTTCTACATACTCGCAGAGATGGTCATATTCATCAAGCATTTGCTCTATTAAATACTCATCCAATATATTGTTATCCATAACTACGCCGCCTTTGCAATAAGTTGATATTTAGGGTTAGAGCGCATTCCCTTTCGTATAGTTTCTATTTTATGGCCTTCCTGACGCAAAGCATAGATATAGCTAGAGATGGTGGGAATCATTAGCCCAGTCTCTCTTCTTATCGTCCTGATGGTTACTGGATAATCGCGCAATGCCAGAACATCTAAAACTTTGTGATGGCCTTTTCTTAACTGCCTATTATCTGCCCAGCTTGAAACGGTGGCCTTATTGGCCTTGACGGTTTCATTATTGATAGTGATAGACGCCTGCCCGAATAATTCCCAAGCAATAATTTCCCCAGCCTCGCGAATTATTTTCTGCAGTTTTTCTGCCGATTTCGCCTCAGATAAAATGCCCTCATTATGTTCAATAATAGCATCAGTCATCTTATTATTTAATTTGATGCGGTTGGTATCGTTATCCGATAACAAACGACAAGCGCTGGCGATTGTATCCAGTTGGTTTTTGATTTCTTTATTCATGGTATGTTTTCCTCTTCATTTACCAAGTTATTATAGCATAGACTATCAAGCATAACAAAATAGTCAATACCGTACGATAAACAACGTAAAAGCCTTCAAGTTTATCATTCATTATGCGGCTACTCCCAAGCTTTCCAGATTGCCCCATGACGGGCTGGATAATACATTGCGAACTTGATTAGATCGATCGTATTCGGCCTTGTAAGCTATCTGGTTAGCCCGGCCTTTTTCATCAGTATGAGTTGACCAGTGAGTAAGGGCATTATAACCAGCCCAGAGAGTATTACCCAAACTGGCAGTTTCTTCCTCAAACTGATCCATTAGATAGTTGAATAAGCCTTTATTGTACTGCTCATCCTGCCCCGCCCTAGTCTTTTTAAAGCAAACGGTTTCTTTTAGTATCTGCCCAAACTGCTCATCTGATAAAGCAGTTGCCGCCCAGATATCCATCTGGTCGCGCTGGTTGGTAAACATATCGACAGAAACAACGCCTTTCTCTATTAGCGCTTCTGGGGCTAGGTTTTTCGTATGTTTCTTTTTAGCATAAAAGGCTTTTTCCCCACCAAACACAAGAGAGTTGCGGCACAAATCGCGATACGCCCCAGAGAATAGCTGATAAGCCCAAGTCCCATTAACGCTATTATATAAATCAATGCGAGGCGCTACGCTATCCCCAGTAGTACGCGAACGAACGTCCGCCCTCATATCTGGAAATTCAATAGTGCGATGCGCCCTTGCACCCTTATCGAAAATCCGATCCTTTACTTTCATTCGCTCATTACCTAGTGAGCTATTGCGGATAGAATTAGCAAGGTCGGAAAAGGTAATTTCATGGGGGACTAGATTATAAGATTTAGAAACCACAAAATCCAAAACGTCGTGGGTGGCCTGATTATATAACGCGAA